ACCGAACTGTCCGCTGTGCGGAGGGAAGGGTGTGATATGGGCTCCGGCGGTTCCGGCCGTCGCCGGCATGGCCGCGCAGCAGATTCAGCTCCGATGGGCGCAGTTCGGTCAGTGGCAGGATGGTGACGCGGTGGTGACCATCCCCGAAAACTCGCCCCTATACAATGCCGGCCAGTTCGATCGCGTGGTCATGCTCAATGCGACCAGCTATTTTTCGCTACCGCTCACGCGCGGCGATCCTCAAGAGAAGATTCACGAGCCGGTCGAGAAGATCACGCGCGTGTTCTGGCTTGCCAATGGCGCGCTCGTCGAAGGAGCCGCATTCCCGACGGTGAATGCCGATGGTTCGCTTACCTGGCCTGGTATCGGCGCGCCGCCGATCGGCAGCCAGTACACCATCGGCGGCACGAAGTTCGGCGAATATTTCGTGTGGGGACCATACCCGTCCAATCGAAACGAGCATTTGGGCGCGCGGCTACCGAAGCGCGTCGTGCTGCGGCGATTCGATCTGTTCGCGCGAGACCTGGCCTAACCGAGCGTGCGCTTGACGGCCTCGCCGAAGGCTTCCTCGGCCAGGGGTTGCAGGTCGTCAGCAACCTTCTTTGCCAGATAGAGGCCGGGCTGTGCCGGGATGATCCAGCCTGAACTCTTTTCGGACATGGTGCGAAACGTCAAATATACGCTGGATCGTGCTCCGCCAGGGGTATTCGCGCTGAAGCGATACATGCCGGCATAGGGATCAGTCTTATGGCTTGCCTTGAGCTTGGGCGCCAGGCCATCCGGCAGGCTCGACCCCCACGAATATAGATTTTGGGGCACCGTGAGTCGCTGCCTGGTCTGGATATTGAAGGCGCCAGTTCCCGAAAGACGCGTCGTCTGACCCGTTACACTGGACGGTTCCATCTCCTTCGCCAGGGCATACACGTCCGTGGGCATGGCCGGACCCAATGCCTCGTTGCCTGGCGTCTGATGCCTGAAAGGAATGTAGAGGTAGCGATTGCCCTTCTTGCTTACCCTGACCTTTAAGCTGGTCGAAAGCATGCGCTTCAGGTCGCGCGGTGGCCGGCCGGTCTCGATCTCCTCGGCATACTTGTAGTCTGACCAGACAAGCGCCGAGAAAGGCCCGGTCATCTTCATCTGGATCGATGCCGAATAGGCGTCCTTTTCGCCGCTCCATAGCTTCGCGCGCTGAACGGCTTCCTGCCAGTCTATCGCGGCTTGCTGTGCGACGACGCGCACAGCCTGGCTCAGCAGGGGAAAGACCTGCTGATTGATGATGCCGCCGGCACCAGCAATGCCAGCCAGGTCGACGGAGATTTTGAATTCAGCCATGACGCGATCTTAGCGTCACGTCCCCGCGCCGGGTGGTCGTGACGGCATCATCCTATTCATGATCGTGATGTTGGAGCCACTGTCCGTAGGCAATGCCGTTCGGGTGATTTTGAATCCCCCGGCCGGATCCATCTATTGGCGGGTTCTTCGCAACACGACGGGAGTTTTCCCGAGCGAGAACGATCCAAATTCGATGCTTGTCTCTGAGGGCATCGATCCGGCGCCGGTCGACACCGCGAGCCTGGTCAACGGCATTCAGTATTTCTATTGCGTCTTTTACTGGAGCGGAACGGCATGGACGGCTGCCGCGCCAGCTAGCTGCATCCCAAATGCGGCCTATCAGGATGGCAGCACGGATGCGATGACGGTGGTGATGAATCGGCTGGCCGCCGGCCTGAAGGTCGAGGTTCAGCGAGGAGCGCTATCGCCTGAGTCCGGAGCCATCCAAGTGTTGTCAGCGCCACCGTCTATTCAAGATGTGCGCTGGCCGGTCGTTACGGTGCACCTGCTTTCGGAAGCACCGGCTGAGCGCGGCGTCGGCGAATTTCTGGTTGCGGCGACGCCGGACCTACAGTCGAGCGGCTTATGGGATGAAAGCGAGGGCTGGCTTGCGCGCGTGCAGCTCGCCGTCATGGGGTGGTCTCAGAACCCGGACGAACGCATCGCCCTGCGCCAAGCGCTGAGGCGCCTGATCGTGGCGAACCTGCCCGTGTTCGATGCGAACGGTATGGTTGAGATCGAGTTTTCGCAGCAAGACGTGGATGCGGTGAGTGGAGAGTATCCCGCCGCCGTGTATCAGACGGCCGGTACTTTTACTTGCATGGCACCGGTCATTGTCGGCGATCAGATTGGAACGATCACCGATGTGCAAGTAACCGGAACATCGACTATTTGAGAGGACACGCATGGCAAAAAATGATGCCGTTGCGACCGCTGATGCGGCTGCAGCAAACACCCCGGAAATGACGCTCGATGAATTTTGCCTGCGCATGTCCGACCGCAAGGTCGATGGGCGCATCGCGCTGATTCACGGTTTTGCGTTCACCGAGCGCCAGGCCGGGCACGTCAAAGACACCGAAGCGAGCTTCAAGCAGCGCTTCGCGGAATTCGCAAACAAACCGGTCTGAGGATAAGAGATGGCGTACTTTTTCAACGGTCGCCTGTGGATCACACCGGCCACGATGTCCGTGGTCGACGATTCCGCAATGGCGAATCAGAACCTTAGTGTAGGCAACAACGTCGCCTACATTGGCGCCTCGGTCGGTGGTCAGCCGAATGTTGCGCTCACCTTCGGCAGCCCGTCGGAGGCCGAAGCCACGCTGATCAGTGGCGAGCTGCTTACCGCTGTGATGAAGGCTTTCTCGCCGAGCAGCGAAACCGGCGCACCAGCGACGGTAACGGCCATTCGCGTCAACCCGGCTGTGCAGTCGACCCTGACGCTGCTCGATTCGTCGAGCGCCAATTCGATCGTCCTGACCTCGCGCGACTGGGGTGCGTGGACCAATCAGATTAAGGTCAAGGTACAACCCGCCTCGACGAAGGGCCTTTCGGCGACGACGCAGTACGGAAACGCCTATTACACCCAGGATAACATCTTCCGCGACGCCTTCTCGATCCAGTACTCGGGCGCGGCTGCGTCGGCGGTGATGTCGATCACGGGTACGACGCTGACGCTGCAGGCGCCGGCTGGCACGACTGTTGCCACGCTTGATCTGACGCAACTCAAGACCATCCAGCAAGTCGTTGATGCGATCAACGTTGTGCCCAGCTTCGCGGCTTCCGTGCTTGCCGGCAATGGCGAGCAGGCGGCGCTGAATGGCCTGGACTATGTGACCGGTCAGGATGTGAAGACGGCCCTCTACACCGCAACAGCCAACCTGCAGGCACTCATCGACTGGTTCAACAGCTCGGCGCAGGGCTTCGTGAGCGCGGCGCGCGCGACCAATGCCGGCAAAGTTCCTGCTACGATCGGCTTCACCTACCTGACGGGCGGCTCCGATGGCGTGACCACGAATACCCAGTGGTCGAATGCATTCACGACGCTCGAGGGCATCGACGTTCAGTGGATCACGCCCATCTCGAGCGATCCCGCCATCGCCGCGATGACGGATGCGCATGTCCAATACATGTCGAACGTCGCTCGCATGGAGCGCCGCGCGATCTGCGGCACAGCGCTCGCTACGACCGACACGGCCGCCGAATCGGCTGCGATGGCACTCAACAGCGATCGCACGTCGCTGGTGCATATCGGTTACTACGGCTATGACCTGACCGGCCAATTGAGCAGCCTGCAGCTCTATGCGCCGTACCAGACTGCCGCGCTGATCGCCGCCATGTTCGCCGGCTCGAACCCCGGCACGGCGATGACCAACAAGTCGATGTCGGTGGCCGGCCTCGAGCGCTACCTGCGCGATCCGACCGATACCGATCCACTGATCCAGGCCGGCGTGCTCTGCGTCGAGAAGACCAGCGAAGGCTACAAGGTGGTTCAATCCATCTCGACCTGGCTGACGAACGACAACTACAACCGTGTCGAGCAGTCGACCGGCGCCGCACTGGACTTCACGGTCCGCAACGTTCGCAATGCGCTGGATCCGCTGCGCGGCCAGGGCGCGACGCCGATCACGATGGCGCAGGCAGTCAGCCGCACCGAAACGCAGTTGCGTCAGCTTGCTCAGGCGGCCCCGGCCGGCCCTGGCGTGCTGGTCGGTGACCAGAACAATCCGGCCTACAAGAACATCACGGCATCGATCGCTGGCGATGTGATTGCCGTGTCGTTCCAGTGCTCGCCCGTGATCCCAGCCAACTACATCGCAGTCACTGTGTTCGCGGTTCCGTTCAGTGGCACCGCGACCGCGACGGCTGCGGCGGCGTAAGGAGATAAGAAGAAATGGCAATCCAAGCATCTACCAATCTGAAAACGCGGTCTGGCAACCGCATCGTCATCTTGCTCGGCGGCGTGCAGGTCGGACTGCTTCAGTCGGTTCGCATGAACGATGATTACGGTCCGGAGCCGGCCAGCGGCATCGGTGACATTCACGTGCAGGAATATGTGCCGACGATGGCACGGCACACCTTGACCGTGAGCGCGATGGTGCTCAACAAGGGCTCGCTGCGTGCGGCCGGCGTCTCGATGGAGAATGGCGACGCCGTGCTGCAGGGGCTCGTGTTCGATATCGAATCCTACTCGAAGGACGACGGCACGCTGCTGCGCAAATATGTCGGCTGTTCGTATGCTTCCGGCGACATCGATGTCACCAAGCATGCGATCGTCATGAATTCGGGCCAGTTCAACGCGCTCGATGCGGTGGGAGTCGGCCTCTAATCGTGACGCTACGCTAGGTCATGAAAGCCCCGGGCCACCTTCGGGTGGCCCATTTCTTTCTATCGGAGACCTGTATGTCGCGCGTTCCTTCACCCACGGATTTTCAAGTTTCCGTCGATGGCATCGGCACTTTCACCTTCGCCAGGCGCCGCATGCGCGACGAAATGGCGATCGGCGCCGAGCTCTCGCGCCTGACCGAAGGCGTCACCACGCCAACGGCGTTCCTTGCGCTTGTGGCGGGCTGGATATCCACCATCAAGGTACTGACCGTCGAGGCGCCGAGCGGCTGGAACATCGATGAGATGGATCCGCTCGATGAGGATTCCTACGCCAAGCTAGCGCAGGTGCATGCCGCACTTCGCGCAAAGGAGGAGTCCTTTCGAGGCGGATCGAAGCTGGCGAGCGAAGCAGAACGGAAGGGAGATAGCCCGGACACTTGAGTTCTGGTACCGGCGCACTTACCAGCTCGCGCCGACCGATCCGCGCTTCCTTGATAGCACGCTTGAGCAGATCGAAACGGAGTACTGGGCATATCACTACCATGCCAACCCATCCGGCGAGGAATTCGAGGACGATGAATTCGACGCCGAAGCGGAGGTCGCGCGCATCCACGCGGAGGCGGAGAGGGGCGGCGATGATGAATGGGAAACGGTCATAGACCACAACAGCGATAGAGCATGAGCGGCGTACAAATACCAGTCGAGGCGAAGCTAGACTCCGCCGAAATCGAGAAAGTCCTGCAGAAGCTCACCGAGCAGATGAATCGCTTGGGTAATGCTGTTGCTCAGGCGAACAAGGTCAAGTTCAACCCGGTCAGCCAGGCGACCGTGCAGGATCTCCAAAAGGTCACGCAGCAGTTCGATAGCCTGCGGAAAATCTCGGGTGACTTGAGCAAGCGCTTGAAGGAGACGGGCCAGGGCGGCAAGGGATTTTTCGATATCGACTGGAGCCGCCTGTATCCCGATCCCGGGGTGCGAGCGCGGCAGATGCGCAAACAGTTCGAATACGTCATGGCCGGCACTGGCGCATCGTTCACCGCGCCAACACCGCCGCCTGGCGCTCCGCCCGCGCCGCCGCCGGCACCACGTCCTCCTGCTCCGCCGCCGTCGCCCGGTGCGTCCTGGCGGCAAGCGGGTCGCAACGTTGTAGGCGCGGGATTGAATGCTGCCGGGCCTGTTGGCGGCGTCGCGAATGAGGCGCTATCGGCCGGCATGTCTGGTGGCGTTATGGCCGGTCTTGCGGGCCTGGCCGGTGGTCTCCTTGCGCTCGGCATCGGCAAGGCGATCGGTGGCATCATGTCCAAGATCGGAGACGCACAGAACGATGCCATTGGCTATGACACGCTGAAGCGTCAGCTCGGGGATGTGAACGTTGGCTTCGGCATGCTGCGTGACAGCCTGCACGCATCGTCCGATGCGATCGACGTAACCTATGCGCAGGTGCAGAAGCTAGGCAGCGAGTTCGCGCACATCTCTGGCATCTCCGGCGATCTCTCCAAGACGCTCGCGGAGGAGGTGCGGGTCGGCGGCGGCTTCGGTCGATCCTTCGGCATAGACCCGGGCCAGTCGAACGCGTTCTTTGCGCAGATGCGCCAGTTTCAGGTCACCAATTCCGAAGGAGATAGCCGGCGCCTGGCGCTCTATATCGGCGAAGCGATCGCCAAAAGCGGCACATTCGCAAAAACCGACGAGATGCTGCAGGCGATCGCCTCCTACACTTCGCAGCAGACGCGGCTCGGCCTCACGACGGCGAATGTCGGCGACTACTCGAGCCTTCTGGCTGGCTTGGTCGGCTCGCGCACGCCGGGCCTTGATCCGATGGGTGCCGCAAATCTCCTGTCGCGCGTCAATGGCGCCATTGCTGGCGGCGGTGGTGCGGGCGAGGCTGGGCAGAACTTCCTTTACATGGCGATCGGTCGCCGGCTTGGCCTTGACCCGATCCAGTCGTCGATCCTGCGCGAGCAGGGTGCATTCGGAACGGGCGCCGCTACGTTCGGGCAGGGCTCGCTCTATTCGCAGTTCGCTCAGAAATATGGTCTGAGCACGCCGGGAGCATCCGCCGGATCAGGTGCGACGAATCTGCAGATGGTCATGAGCCGTATGCAGCAGGTCTATGCCGGCCGGCCGGAGCTCATGCTGAGCGCCATGTCGAACTTGCTTGGCGTCAATACCTCTCAGGCCATGGCGCTGGCGACAATCGGGCCGGACAAGCTTGGTGGCCTGCAGCAGATGCTTGGCGCGAATGGCATCGATCTGTCGAAAATGTCGTCTACTGGCATTTCCGCGCTAGCTCAGATTGCCAGCGGCGATCGATCGACGCTCAACGCACAGGCCCAATCGTTATGGGGACGGCTGAATGCCGGCGAAGCAAAGGAACTCGAGGGCGCCGCAAGTGGCGGTACCGAGAGCCTGCGCAGCGAGCTCCTGAAGCTGACGGCCAAGTACGGCCAGGAGGAGACTGAAGGCTCGCAGACGCGCAAGAGCATTCAGGATCTCGACAAGGACATGATGGACGCGGCCGCCAAGATGATCGGCCCGCTCAACCAGATGCGCGACATCCTGCTATACGCGTTCGGCAATCGCGGGAGCATGACGGCGGCAGACATCCATGATCGTGTCGTCGCGGCGCAGAAGAAGGAAGTCAATGACCGCGCGGATGCGCGGATAGGCAAAGCTCGCAGCACGTACGAGGTTCTTGCTGGAGGACTTGGCGAGGCCGCCAGCACCAAGGAGGGCCAGCAGCAGCTCACGGATGCCTACAACAACATGCAGTCCGAGACGGCTGCGGCGAACAAGCAGCGCGCGGAGGATCTGGCAAAGATCAATGCCGAGAATGGTATTGGTGCCACCCAAGGCTCTGCTGCGTCCGGCAACAGCCTTCCACTTCCAGCATCTCTACAGGGGGCGGCTGGCGGCGGCTCCCCCGGCTCTGGCGATAGCGCCTTCGTCGCGAAATACATGCCGATCGCGCAAGCGGTTTCCCAGCGTACCGGCATTTCGCCACGCCTCATTCTCGCGCAGATAGCGGTAGAAACTGGCTGGGGCAAGAAGGAGCTCGCCGGTTCGAATAATCCATTCAACATTCAAAAAGGATCAAGCTGGTTCGGCCAGACCGTATCCGCGACCGATCGTCATGCTGACGGGTCGCCATACACAGCGCAGTTCCGCGCCTATGGCAACTATGATGAGGCTGCCGGTGACTTCTCCTCCCTGATCGCTCGCCGCTATCGCGGCGCATTAAACGCGGGCGACAACGTGGATCAGTTCACGGGCGCCCTTCAGGCTGGCGGATACGCCGAGTCATCGGACTATGCGAAGTCGATTGCGTCAGCGAATGCACGTCTCGGTACGATGCTGCCAGACACGGGCGGATCACAGTCCGGATCGCAGAATCAGTCGTACACGTTCAATCACAACATCACTCTGCAATATCCGAACGGCCAGCCGGCGGCCGCGCCGGTCACGATCACCAAGCAGGTGACGCCGCCGAACGCATTCGGCACGAATGGGAGCTGGTGATGATCGGGCGCGTCAAAATCTATGACCCGAACGTCAAGGTCACGCTCTACAAGACGATCAGCCGCACGACGTTGGACGGCAAGAACCCTGTCTCGCAGCGCTTCCAGGGCACCGCACGCACGATCGACCTGACGCCGTTCTTGGGCGATGGTAGCTCGCTGCGCACGTCCAAGTCCGTGCGCGAGGCGGCGGGAGGGTTCACGCTTACATTCGGCGACAAGCCTTACAAGGGCACATATGCAGACAAGGCGACGTTTGAGACGCTGTATGGCCTGATCGAGCCGATGGATTTCATTGAGATCCGGATGCGCCACGATCCACCGACTTCTGGCGGCGCGAAGCCGCCGATCATCATGCGCGGGTTCGTATCAGGGATATCGCGCAGCGAAACGATGAGCGCCGACGGCAAGCCGCAGCGATCGGTCGTCATCGTCGGCCAGGATTACGGCAAGCTGTGGCAGATGCTTCAGATCATCTATCTGCCAGGCTACGTCATCGGCGAGGACATCCTGTCCGGCTTCAAGCTGTTCGAACGGTTCGGTGTCGGCTTCCAGACTTCGATGACGGCGGCCGATTTCGTGACGCAGGTCATACAGAAGGTGCTGAACCCTTATATCGCAAACCTCATGCCGACGAACTCTCCGAACCCGACTTCGGTGCAGCTCGACGCGAGCGTGACGCATGGCGTCACCAGTGTGACAGGTCCGCAGAATCAGGAGGGATCGATCTATGATCTGCTGCGCACCTATGCCGATGTAGGACCATGGAATGAGCTCTATCTGGATGATCGCGAGGACGGTGTTTATTGCGTCTATCGGCCAATCCCGGCGATGGACGTTAGCGGCAATCTGATCCAATCGGATGCGCCAAAGCCCACCTATGTGGACTTGCCGGACACCGACGTGATCAGTCTGAATGTGTCGCGGTCGGACGCCAATATCGCGAATTACTACTGGGTGCGCGCGCCGCGATTCGAGCTCGTGAGCGATATTTATCGCCAGCAGTTCGCGATTCAGGGCGCCGATGCAAGCACGGTGCTTCTCGATACCTATGCGAACAGCGCCGCGCAGCTCTACGGAATCCGCGTCATGTATGCCGATACCCAGCAGGGTGGTGATGATGTGAAGACATTCTCGAGCGGGCTTCCAGCAGGGCCGCAATCAAACCGCGATACGTCCATGGCGAACTGGATCAATGATCGCCGCAACATCATGGTGCAGCAGAACAAGGACAACGTGCTGTTCGAAAGCGGCGCGATCCGCGTGCGCGGCAACGAAAACATCAAGGCGGGAATGTACGTGACGCTGCGGCGAGGCCAGTTCAAGGCGACCTACTACGTCGTACAGGTCGATCACGATTACCTGCCTTATCAGGGATTTTTTTCGACGCTCACTGTCGAGCGCGGCACTGGCTTCATCGAACGCGTGAAGCGGAGCGGCGGCTCGGATTCTCCGTACCTTGCCGAATTGATGAATACTCCGACCAATGGCTAATAGTTTGCGCTGGGGACGTGTCTCGGCCATTCACCCCGAAGATTATTCGGTCGATCTAGTCATGACCGATGACGGCTCGCGCCTGGCGGGCGTGCAGGTACTGACGCCGCATGCGAGCACGAATAGCGGAGCAAACTGCTTGCCGCAGCCATCGATGCCAGCCAGCGGCAATGTGTGGGATTTAACGGAGACGACAGACCGCGACGTGCTCGCTGGCGTCGCCTTCTTCGGCCAATACCCGGTTGTGCTAGGTTTCCGGTATCCGCAGGTATGCCAGATGCTGTTCGCCGACCTGCAGCGCGCGATCAATCGACACCCGTCCGACTTTTACACGTCGATCGATGCGGCGGGTAACTTCGAAGCCTATCATCCTAGCGGCACGTATCTCCGTATCGGCACCTCGTCGGCACATGAGGACTTGACGGGCAAGGATTTCGACGGGCTGTGGAAGATCACGAAGAACACGAGCTCGGCGCCGCACGTGCATCTGACGGTCGCCAATGCCGGGTCGCCGGTGGCGAGCGTCGATATCGATCCCAGCGGAAACATCACGCTGCAGAACAACGGAAACCTGTCGGCGACTGTCGGCGGCAATGTAACGGCTACCGTCACGGGGAATGTCGATATCACATCGCCGCAGACGACGATCCACGGGCCGCTGCATGTGACCGGTGCGATTACGGCGGATCAGACGATCACAGCTTCGGGTGAAGTGAAGTCTGGCAACATCGGGCTGCAAGCGCACCATCATACTGCACAGGGTGCCACGGCTCCGACGACGGCAGCGCAGGCGTAATTATTGGCCGCGCTGCTCCTGCGCCATCGCCACGGCGACCGGGAGCCAGATGCGGCAGTCCGCTTCGTTCTCGTAGAGGAGCAGCATTTTGTCGCCACCCTGGAAGATGGTCAGGGATTGGCCGCCATCATCAAGAACATGGTGAACGATGGGCGCGCCCTTAGCCTCCCACTCGCTCTTGGTCGCCGCGACCACATCAACCGGAATGGCAATGCACTGCTTGGCATCGCCGGCTGCGATATACCACGTGTCGGAGCCAGGGCCGGGATCCACGGCATAGGCCGGCGCCGATATGAGCAGGGCTGCCAGGAAGTAAAATATGCGTTTCA